ATTTGATGAGAATGTGGTGTTAGGCGTTTATGGAGATGATTCTGGTGGTTCGATTAATGAAAGAGCACGTGAATATTTTAATATGCTTTCTCTACGTAATTTCTTTGGCAAGTATTTTTCACTAGATTATACCACTGCATCAAAAGGAGAAGTTACAGAACCATTTATAGATATTGAAACACTAGAATTTCTTAAAAGGAGGTTTAAAATGCATACATTTGGAAATAAAACGGAGATATATCCAGCAATAGATAAGGAATCGATATACTCTGCTTTTTTATGGAAAGAAAGGAAAGGAACAAGTTTAGAACAGCTTGAAGCATTGAGACAGGCTTGTGAGTCAGCTGTTCGAGAAGCTTTTTACCATGGTGAACAATTTTACCATGAGATTTATTCAATGCTTAAACCACGCATGGATGTATTACTTAAAAAGCCAGGAGCACGGTACAAAGTGTTCTATATGCCCACGTACAGAGAAATGTACGACAAGAGAACTTTTGACCTTCCGGTCAATTAAGACATTATGGGAGCACACCCGTAAAAAGCCGAGGACAATGTAAACCCTTCATACTTGCATGGACTTACTAGGGCACTAGTAGTAAGGGTCGCGGTATGCTGAATGCCCATCTTTCAGGTTACCACCGTGAACGGGTAGGTAATTATTGAGAAATCGTTTACCGATACAAAAATAGCAGAACAAAAGTTAAATGAACCAATGAATGATACTGAGCTTATTAAACATCAAGTAGAAATTACTCAATATCAAGCAGCAGGACCAGTAGCTGAACAAGTAGTAGATGTACAGGATGCATCACTTGTGGGTATATCCAATCCATACCCAGATCAAACACCGAAAGAGTTGTTACAGAGAACTTACAAAGTGGCAGAATTCACGTGGGGACCCATTACATCTACGAATATTGTAGATTTTCCAGCGTCTTTAACAGTTATACCACAGATAGCAGATAAATTAAAACAATATAGATATATGAGATCATCTGTTAAAGTACAAGTTAAACTTTTAACGACGCAGTATCATTATGGAGCCTATATGGTTTCATGGATACCTAACCACAACACCACTGATTATGCAGAAC